GAAATCCTTTCTTTAAGTCTCTAAACATATCTCGATTTTTAAGCGGGAGGGAATACCCTCCCATTAGACATCCAATCTAACCTATCCCTCATCAACAGTCGTCTCCGACGCCGAGGCGGAAGTTGTAGGCACACAGCAATCCATGAGCCTCAATACACCCCTTACCTTGTTGAAATAAACAAGGCGTTCGGTGTTGTTAACCATAGCCGCTCCGGTCACAGCCACGTTGATCGGATTCACCACAGCCACGCCGGTTACCGGGCAGCATGTGTCATCACCTATACGGTGCTGTTCGCTGGAATAGCTATCTGCACTGGCAATGTCTCGCCTGTTGTCGGAACCACCTGCCGGATTTTCAGCAGCAGAAGGCCCTCGCATGGCAAGGACAGCCATATCCTTGGGTTGATGCCGAAGATGGTGTTGGTAGTAGTCACTACCACGTTCTTCGTGACCAACTCATAAAGAGACCCTATTTTAGAAACACAAGCCATAATAGCCTCCTTCCTTTATAGAGTTAAATAGCAGCGTTTCCGTTGTTGCAGCATCCATTGTTGCACCCACATCCGTAATTACCTCCATAAAATGCTTGACCCCATCCATAAGTCTGGTAAGGAGAGCATGAAGGATAAGCCGGCACAGGGGTAGGTCTCAACTGGTTGATCAAATTCTGAGTCTGTTGCTGAGTCAACGCGGAGGCTTGGTAAGCCGACCTTTCATCACGCAACTGATTGATCGTATTCTGCATCTCACGCATTTCCAATTGACAGAATTTATCATTAATCAAGGTTGTTTGAGCATCAATCTTAGCGCTCAAGATATTGAACCGACTCGTGGCTTGCTCACGATTGTTCGTCAATCCTTGATTAATAGTGTTTTGTAACGTGTTAGTCTGATTCAATGTCTCAAGACGATTCTCATAACCTTGATTGTTGATCATCTGCTGAGTCTGGCAAGTGCTTTGGTTGATCAAAGAACTCAAATTGCAGCAGCAAGAGCTAATTTGATTACCGATCTCACAACCTTGTTGCTGTACGGCGTTAATAACAGCCTGAGAGGTCATACCTACCTGACCAGCTACCTTATCGATAGCGCCTTGTACGTTACAGATAGCGCTTTGCAATTGAGTGGTAGTACAGTTCAAGGCGTTAGCGATCTGATCGATAGCGCTTCTGTTACCTTGGATAGCCTGCATCAGTAACTCACGACCATAGTCGTTATTCAATTGAGCTGGAAGACCATTAGCGCAACACTCATTACCATTGCCAAAACCATTGCCAAAGCCACGGCCACCCCATAACCAGAACAGGACGATGATCCACAACCACCAACCGTTAGCCCCTCCGTACTGATCTTGGTTGTTACGACCGTTCATCAACGCAGCGACTAAATTCGGATCCATCTTATTACCACCCAAAAGGCTGGTAAACATACCCGGAATCATAGATAATAAACCATTAGCGGCGCTACCGCTCCCGGAACCCATGCCGTCTAACAGCACGATTTTGTCTCCACTTGTACCCATGTCTATTTATTTTTGAATTAATAATAACCCCACTTGATAGTGGGCGTTACAAAGTTCAAAAATTAATAATCCTAGGATCGTGATATATGTCATCATCAAAGCACGTCATGTCATGCAATTGGTATTAATAAGAACCGGTACAAGACAAAAAATCCGGAACGTATCACTACGGCCCGGATTCATGCAAATCTATAAATTCAATGTTTCAATGCTCGAAAGAAAACGTCTCACGACGTCAAAGAGAGATTAACTACACGAAAAATCTCGCATCAACTTATTTGTATTAGCAGTGTATTCATTAACTATCTTACTGGATGAGGGATTATCCTCTATCCTTGACAGGCGGTTATCGTCACTCCTTACCGTAACGTCACCCATCCTTCGTACCATGTTTTCTTGATATGATGATGGATCGGAGTATATAAGATCATCAACGAACCTGTATATCGCACCATCAACCGTCTCACCTATCTTCTCATATAAGCCGGATTGGAATGACACGAAATCATCATACCTCCCACGAGCCAAGAACGAACCGTCCGGTCTCGCCTCGACACCGCCGTTGACCTCCCGGAGCAGGCCCGGATTCCTTTGGTACAGATACCTATAAAACCCGGCATCCATCATCCTATCCTGTCTATCCAGATAGAAAAGGTTTCTCATGCTACTGTCACCGGACTCGATAGCCACGTCAAACAGAAGATCCCTTACCTGACCTTCCGGCAACGACATCTCCATGCTTTTTAACGTACCTCTGTCATGGTGATTCAAAGATACATTATAAAATCCATTAAAATCAAGGAAACGTAAGACATTATTATATAAATCCGATTTTTTTAACCTTTCCTTGATCTGGATCTTCCTTAACGATGTACAGGATTTGATAAAATCCCGATCCTTCCCCTGTCTAGCCTCGTATCTCCTGAACTCCCGATCGATATCGGCATCATCCATCTCAGGGGTAACTGGATGCTGGTATATCAATCTGGCAAGGATCATGTTCTCGGTATTCGAGGATGAGATGTTGGACATAACCAGCTTTTTTATATTATCCTTGACCACGCCAATATCGGAACGGGAAGCCCCGGCGGGGACCACGCCAGCCGGCAAGTACGAGGGCCGCTCTATCCCGATATTGGCCAACATCTCATAGGCCTGATCGGTGTCGGTTATCGGAGCCGTGTTATGGTACGTATTCCTACTAATATACAACATGCTCCTATCATACATATCGGAAGGGGATGTATTCCCGGATCTTACATACACCATCCTATCCCCAGTAGAATAAGTATCCTGAACCTCGTATATCGGATTCCCTTTTCCTGTTATCCTATCAAGATCGGAGATAAAGCTATCGTATACCGAATTGCCGGCCTGTATGGAAGACAACATGACGTCCAGCGACGCCATAAGATCACGGATATCCTCAGGTCTGGATATAACCATCTCATCGCTGATCGCCTCGCTTATATCCACGCCCATGTCGGCAAGATCCATGGCTATGTCATGCAGACGTCCGGCAACGTCCTTGATGTCCTTAAAATCATCCATATCGATTATCTCCCCAACCTTATCCCTTAGACCCTTCATATCCTTAGGCATACTGATATACGGTGTGGTACTATTGAAGTACGAGTCGGTAATCGTATTTCCGTCCTGACTCCGAACCTCCATACGGGTCATATTACGATACGTGTCATACATCCGATCTGCGTAATCCTGATCCTCCTGATACCGGAGTGCCAAGGAAGGGTATGGGATGGAGGCGAAAGCCTGATCGAACTCCCGGCGGTCGCTGATACCGCCTACCGCCCTCATGATCGTATCCCTTACCTCTATTGGATTCAAGCCCCTTCTCTTTCCTAACGAGTCATATGTATCCTCATATATCATATAATCATCACCAAGGCCTGACTCGGAGGACAGGAAATACATATCCTTCTCATTAAGATTCCCCTCAGACATAAAATCGACAATCCTCCTCATCATATCCCTTACCCGCTCATACTCCGATCGGTTAGTCATGATATTATCAATCTCATCAGCGTCATACATCCCGGATCGTTCAAGATTATATCTGTTGATGAATATATCACCGCCTGAGAGGAAATTAGATACAATCATATCATTAAGATCATTGATATTATCAACCCCCAAGGAAGTAAGGGTGTTATTGATATCCTTAACCTCATCGGCCATGAAATTGCCAGCGAAATAGTTCTTTCGCTTGATAAATGACATAACATCATCATACCTAGGTTCCCCATTACTATCCAGATCATATTCTGATGACATGGACATCCAATCGCCAAAGAAAGACACGAAGTCGGGGGAGTAGGCCGTACCCCAGACCGATAAGGCCTGCTTCTGGTCGCCCAGCACCTCCATCGCCCTTTGGTATAATCCGGATGGTTGGTCGTTCGGGGCAAGGACATTATCTACCCTATCCTCCTTATTTTTTATAACATAACAAGATCTGCCCATTACTAAATCGTTTTGTTACAAAGATATGAAAATCCCGCCTACTCTCACGAGCGGACGGGATACTAAATAACAACATAATAACAAACCTTATGTTTACTCTGAAAAAGTACAAATCTTTTTGCCGATCCTCACGAACAGGCAAAAACTCAATCCTAAATTATAAAAAATGGAGTTTATCGTTTAACGAAAATATCTTTATCTGATCTACTCAGAACCCTGCCTTTCAATTCCAAGAACCTAGGCATCCATTCTTTAGATATCTTAGACACGATCCACTGAAATCCCTTAGGAGTCACATAGACAGTATTAGTGCCATAGAACTCGTCATCATTACGATATCTATAACGAGCATAACCGCTGTCTATCATCCTTTGGGAAAGCAACCACCTCTTACCGGTCTTAGCGAAGAACTTCTTATCCTCAAGCAATATTCGAAGATTCTTCTCCGCTATATCATATCCATGAGCCTCTAGCTTTTCCCGAACCTCTCTGATCAACATATCTGTCTCTTGGGCTATTTCGGCTGTCTTAGCAAACTCAACCATAGGAGCCTGTTCTTTGATGATGTTATCAGATATCCTTTTAGCCTCTAATGCAAGCTTAGCTTCTTTTTCAGCCCTTTCTCTAGCTTCCACCTCATCAGCATACATCCGTAAAGCCTCCGAATAGCTAGATGGTATTTTATTTATCACTTTATGAAAAACATCCCTGTAAACATTAAATACAGATCTAACCTTTCTAGCTATAAAATACTCCATACAAGATATAGAAATCATATAAACATTTACAGGTCTTCCTACTGTCGTATTTTCGCCATTTGTGGCTAAAATCTCATAATCAATACCTTGCATAAACTGATCACTACTTACTAAAGCTCTAACAGCTTTCTCCTTAGCCGAATAAACCAATGGCCATACATCATCTAAATTAACAGGGAATTTATCACCAAGTTTACTTAGATTTAAAACCTTTTCAAAATACGATCTGATAGATAAGTCATCACTCAAAACAATATTACACATAATACAAAACAACAAGGGCCGTTGGCGTCCGTTATTCCACCAATAGCCCTCATCTATCGCCTACGCCTAGGCGAGTTAATATCTTCTTATGGCCCAATAACGGATGGACACCGCAAATATAAGACCTTATTTTGAAACTACAAACAAACAAGAGATATTTTTACAAAAAATGTAATCAGCCATATTCCTCTGTCATATATAAAGCGTAGCTATACCTATCCTCTATCATCTCCACCACCTTCTTGATATCAGATAAAGTTAGTTTCTTTATCTCCATATTCCTACTATCCATCCTGACAAAAGAGTTCTTGAACTCCTGCTCGGTTATAGCATCCAACCTAAATAGATTGTATTTTATAAGTAACTGGCTTACGTCAAATATCAGGATATTAAGATCAATATCATCCTTCAACTCATCAAGAAGATCACGCATCATAGCTTCGATAGCATCAGTATCAAGTTCCAGTTTCTCGGCTTCCTTCATCAACTTCTTGATAATACCATTGTGCTCGATTATGATGTTAGCGTTATCGTCATCGGTAGGTAGAAGGATATCCATCGTACATTTTATACCCACCTTATCACTAAGTCTTTTATTGAACTCAGTCATATAATCAAAAGCCTGATCCCTGCTTAATGCGTATGTATGATCAAGCAACTGCTTTTGTCTGACCTTGACAAAATAGTTACTGGTGTATAACATCATTAAGACCTTTACTCGCTGGATGCGCAGGTCTTGCATGATCTTCCGGTGTAAAAAAGCGTCTAATTGCATAATATAAAGAGTCCCCACCGGGGCCATCACACACCCGACAGGGACCAACTTTTAAATATCTTACTCGTCAGGTGATGGACTGACGCCGCAAAGATAAGTCAAGATATTTTATTTAGCAAGGATTTTCCGCCTCATTTTCTCCGGATACTACGTTACCGTCGGAAACCAAAGACTTGTCCTCGGCCGCCTTCGTAGGCGAGGCGAACTCCGATGGCAGATCCGGCAGGTTAGGGAACGAGACTTCCGTCTCCTCCTTGGATACCTTGTTCTCCTTGATACTCATCCTAAACTTAGGAGCTATGAAAGGATCGTTGTTAAGATCGATGTTGATCGTAACGTCATTCATCAAAATATCCTCCTTAGTTCTGGAATCACCTATCCATCCTCTTACGTCAGCGGTCATAGGCATCCTGCTAGCCGCTTCCTTGACAGCTTTAAGCCGGTTCTTGATAACATCCACGTCTCCCGCCAGCGGAATCATATATGTCTTATTATCCAACCCTGATCTGGCTATAGCGTTATTAAGATCCATTATATCATCAATACTTACGCCTCCGCCTAGACCCTCCGTAATCCTATCAGCCATCGATCCGATCATGGATGAGAATGACGATATATCCTGATTTTTCAATCTTACGGGGTACAGGTAATTTCTTCCATTTCCTGTCTTTATAGCTACGACCGGGATACGTGAATCTTTATAGTCACCATACTTGTCCCTGACGATAGCCGTACAGAACGGGAATATATTATACTTAATATCATCCCTCATCGTAACCTCCCCATTCTCTATATATCCTACGCTCTCGACTTTACCAACCGTCTCGTTGGTAAAATCATTCTCGGATACCATCAACGTACCATTATCATCACTTACGCTAAAATTAGGTCTTCCCGGCAAAACACTGGTAACTGTACCTACGAACGGTATATCAATCTCGCCAGTAACAGATCCTATATTATCCCTATATAACTCAAAGGCCCTACTCCTTAAATCAGCGTTACTTCCTTTTGAATCCGGGTCATTGGCTTTCAGTACCGAGACGAAATTGCCGTCGCTATCCACGATCTTAATAACCATATTATCAACCAGCTCTCGGTAAGCCGACTTAGTCTCATCAGAATTAGGGTCAACGGCGTTAAGGCTATTGTATTTATCATACAATTCCTTGGTATATGGATCTGACATATCCATCTTAAACCTTACGATATTATCCTTACGGAGATTAGCTACGGCTTCCTGATTCACCGACTCGTTGTTAGATCCAAACGTATCACCCGTATAATAAGGGACAATAGATCCATCCTGCCCCTTGCGATACACCATGAACCAGATGGAGGTCGACAAGGCGGTTTGCCGCCCCAATATGACACCGGTAGCGTTCTCGAAAGCCTGAGCGTCATCCTCGCTAATCATCCATCTTGAGTGGTTATCTGACTCTATAACAGTAAATATGTCGGTTCCGTTGGTGAAATCCATCACCCTTCCATTATCAGTATCAGTGGCATCAGATCTTTTAAGCCCAAGACTGTCCATAAACCTGTCAAGTCTCATTCCGCCAACTTCATAATACATAACCCCACCGATCTCTCTCTTCTGAGCCATCAACACCACCGGATTCTGGGCGGCGTTAACTTCCGTCCTGCCGGTGGATGTCCCGGGTTCGCTCTCTGTGAGGACATCACCCATAGGTATGGATTTATCGTAATCCTTGACAGCTATACTTCCGTTATCATACAACCTCATCCATTCCACGAATTGAAGAAGAGGCCCATCGGAATAATTATTGATAATATCAATAGCCTCATTAAGCTTATCCTGATCAATCTCATTGCCATTGTCAGCCTCATTCATAAGATCATTATAAGTCTTTATAGCTTCTTTGATCTGATCCTGATCAAGACCATTGATATTCATATCTACAATATCATCAACAGCGTCCTTGATATTATCATAAATATTATCATGGATCTTCAATCTATCTATTATCGATCTAGCCTTATTGATCCTTGAAATAGGATTATCCCCAAACCCGTTAACTAGACTATCGACACGAGGCTTGTTATTATCATATATCTGTCTCTCCCTAGGAGATAAGACATCCTCATTACCGTTCCATATCTTTATAGCTATATTATTGATTCTATCGTCAGAAGGATTTATGATATCCTCATCATCAGGAACCCTCTCGACTATATTACCTTCATCGGTCTTAATCTCGTTCTCCATAGATCTGGCTATCATATGATTATATGTCTTGAACATAAATGCCTCATCCTCCCCTATAAGACCATCTTGGTAAGCCTTGTCTATAGCTTGGTCGTTGGCGTAAAGATCATTGGCATCAGGATTATCAGTATTCCTGAAATCATACTTGCTATCATCCTCCTCATAAGTCTTACCCCATACGTTCGATAATATCTTCATGAACCCGCGCTCCTGCGCCCGGATGAATCTTCTGTCACGCATACGACGAAGAGACTCGTTTATATTCTTATAAGCCACAAGATTATGACGATACTCACTAAGCAATGCCATAGCCTCCTTATAATTATCAACCCCACGGATAGATACGACGTTCTCAAAATCAGCTATAGTATCATAAGCCGCCATAAGATCAGCGGCACTGATCCTTGAATCATTTCTATTTAAGAACAACTTAGATATATCAGCCTCTGAGTTAATTAACGTAGTTAATTTCCTCTCCAATGCGATCCTATCCTCTGTTAATTTAAGAAGCCTATCATTCTCCTTGACCAACTTAGCCTTATCAGATTCAAGAGCGTCCTTCGACGCAACACTTTGTTGAAGCCTCAAGATATTCTTCTCCATCCTCTGTATATCATCCGTAAGCTTCCTAAGTTCTTCAAGATCCCTGCTCGAATCAGTATTAAGACGAGAATATATATCAAGAGCGGGACCTATATCCGTATTGTATATCCTTCTTAACTGATTGGCAATATCGTTCAAATTATCCTTCGCCTCAAGGCCATTATAAGCCATATTGGAGATATAGGCGTTAAACGACCTATTGGATATACCATCGGTAAGGGAGTCGGCGAATCTGTTGGCCATAATGAAATTATCCACCTTCTTATTAAACTCGTTGACAAGATCGGCTTTATACTCATTGACCTGCTCATCCGTCATATTCATATCGGACGCTATATCGCTATTAGGTATAGATTCGACTACCGTCCTGAAATTCTCCTTCGTATCATCCAGCATCCCCATCTCCGAATCATAACGAAGACGATTGAATACGGCGTCACTGAAATCCTTATTTATGATCCTACCATCACTCTCGTACGATGTGTCTATGCCGGATAATTGAGCGTTAAGAGCCATACTGCCACGAATAGCACGGACAGCGGCGGTGGTCAAGGCGCCGGCATTGGCGTTGTAGGCCTCCACCATCCCCTTGTTCCGGGATATGTCTTGGCTCCATTCCTTTATACCCCCAATAGTCTTTCCACCCATAATCGATCCGATAATCATACCGATACCGATCTCCTTCCATCCTTGGCTAGACCCGTACGTCTCCTTGAACCCATTCTTTATAGCCTCCATATAGCCTATATTCTGCCGGATAGCCATAGGATTGTATCTTGATTCTACCCAATCCTTGGCGGACTTACTAGCCACTCCCTGAAGACCTTCCT